GAGTACATTAGTACCAATAACAACGCCTAACGCTGTCCTAGCGGCTCCTGCCGATGATGCACCTGTGCCACCTTTGCCAACCTCTAAATCTGCACCTGTAAAATTGGCGTTGGTTACATCACCAGCGACTAGGGCTGTGCGTAGTGTTTCTGCGTTTGCTCTTGACTTGCTCATGCTGTTACCTCTGTGGGCCATGTTACTGTTGGAAAGTTTTCTTGCGCTGGCACATTGCGCAAAGCAGTTCGGTATGCAGTCATTTCAGCACTCATGGTTACATCACTGCTTGAAGTCCAATCGGTAACTGCAAGCCTCTTGTTGCGTTCTTCACGCATATTAGCTGCCAATACTGCTGTAGCTGCTGCAACTTCTGCGTCTGTTAGATCAACCGCCTCATGCGCCAATACCCAATCACCGCTCACTAGTGTGGGTGTCCAAACTTTAACCAAGTGCTGACCCTCGCCAACTGTTGGGTTTGCTTCGGTCACTGGGTAGACATTAAACGCTGCCATATCTTCTGCACTAGGCTGTTTAGGAAAGCTAGTGTTAGGATTGTCTTTGCGTAGAAGTCCTAGTGAATAGGGGTATTGCTCTACTGTGCTGCCGTTTGCTTTAATTAATAGCATTGTGTGTTTCCTCGTCTGCTATGATGGTATGAAGTCTTCGCCAGCTATCGGGGAAGCGACAGGGGTAAAGTCTGGCCCTGACCCTGCATTTTTACCTAAGTTTGAGCTAGGCATGGTGGCGTAAATGTATGGCTGATTACCGCTAGGATTAGAACCATCTGCACCTAAATCTGCGGGAAAGCCTAGTTGATCTATAAATTTATTACGGTTAACTTCTTGAGAAAAATCAGTGTATTCATTACTAAAATACACATTTCCTATTTCTCCTGTCAGAAACTGACCTGACGTTGCGTTGCTTCTTCCAATGTTAACGTGAGTCGATGATGCAAGACCTAAAGTGTCATTTGTGAAGGTAGACCAATCACCAGACGCTATGCTTTTATTTACTCCGTTGAAATATATTTTAAACTTAGACGCATTAGTCATATCACCCGATATTAAATAAATATCCCATTGATTCTGTCTCCGTGAAATTCCATCAATTTGACCAGAAAGAATGGTACTGCCAGACGAATTTCTTCCAAATATTTTAATGTTTGAGGTGTTTGATTCAACTGTAAAATATACAATATTGGAGCTATTTGAAAAAGCAATGGTAGCCTCGCCATTATCTCCTGTTGAATGGTTTATCAACATTACTAAGGTAAATGTTTTACCCGATGTTGCCGATGGAGAAGTCATGTTTAAATACTGAGTTTCAGCATTACTAAACTTAACACTCCTAGCCCAAAACTCACTACCACCCCTAGCACCTGTGTACGGGCCTGAGTTAACTGTAAAGTCTCCACCCGACCCTAAGTTGTTGCCAGCATCACTGCCTATAATTGGCAGAGCTATAAGAGGTGTTACGCTAGTGTCAGCAATAACCTTGCGTACCGAGTTAGGGCGGTTGGCGTCTGAGTCCCAGAATGGGTTGTCTGCTGATAAGTCTGTGTAGACAGTGTTAAAGTAAGTTTCCCCTACCGAACCAGTTAAGTAACCAAACGCTGCGGTGTCACCTCCAACTCTAACGGGGTATGTGGAAAACGGGATAGTTCTATTAATATAAACTGACCAGTTTATCAGGGAAGTTACATCTACCCCATTTATTACAACATGACGTTTGTTTGCATCTGTTAAATCTACAGAAAATGCTAACGCAAGGGATTGATCTTTTTGTACATTAGAGTAAGTAAAACGTAAAACAGTGCCACTAGCATCTTCCATTACCACAGTAAGTACACTACTGACTACCATATAGCTTATTGCGCTTGTGCTTGTATTGTACATTTCAAAGAAAGAATTATTGCCAGCCGTAGCCGTTCTAATTACCCCTGCATAAGTAAAAGTTTTACTGTCCGAAGCACCAGACATTAAAGACCTACTCAAATAATCAGCACTACCAGTGAACGTACTCGCACTACAATTATCCTGATTAGGCCCACGCTCTGCGGTAGCTAGTACACCAACCGCAGTGAAGTCACCGCCTGTGCCAGAGTTAGAACCTGCTGTGGCTGCGTCCTTCATTGGCAGGTAGAGGACGGGGCTAGATGGTATTGTGCTAGAAGGTTTTCCGTCAGCGTCTATGAATAAACGTCTGTTGGATGTGGTGCTTAGATCACGATAAGTGTAGTCTAGGAATACATGGGCTAGTCTACTTTTTGAACGTGTACCTGCACCACCAGTAGGAGAATTAGTACCGATCGCATGAACAGTCTGCGCAAAACCAATTTCAGCATTACTATAACTATTCCATGTCACGCTAATTGATTGGTCATTTATATAAACATAGCGGTTGCTTGTGTTAGCCATATCGACACTTATAATTATATGTTGCCACGTTTCTGCAACAAAAACATTTATGGGTGATTCAATAGATAAATAACCATTACCTGTGCCGCCCTGCGCTACACCCAAACATTGAACTTTTCTGTTTCCATCGAATTGTACATACATTCCAGAATTGTAATATGAATCATAAAGATACATATGTTGCCCAGAATCTTCTGCGGTGACGTAAAACCACGCACTAAAAGTAAATGTCTTACTATTAATATTATTAGTTAAATCACTAGATTTTATTAAATTATCATTCGTCCCATCAAAGCTAACCGCTTCTGGAAGAATTTCACCCGATACAGGGTTAGTACCAAGTAACTTTTTTTCAATAGTCATTAGGCCATTCCTATTCCAGATGCGATTCCGTACCAAATAGTCCCACCATCACAGGTTGTAAACGTAAGCACATCAACTCCACTGGCAGTCAGTGTAGGTGCAGTAGCAGCAGGCCAGTCAACGCTAGATGGGAAGGTCAGAGCAGCACTACCACCATTAGTTATAATAAGGGTAAAGCTACAAGCTGTGCCACTAGCTGCTGGATTAGTAAAGGTAAGAGTCTGTACACCAGATAATGTGTATGTTTGAACATTACCAAGCGTTAGGTCTACTGCGTGTGCAGCCATAGCCACCTTAGTCTCGCCATAGTCTTTTAAGACAGGACGCTGAACTAACTGATCAGACATTTGCAGAGCGCCCGTCATAGTGCCGCCAGCCTTTGGTAAAGCTGCCCCACTTGTATTAGTTGTTGTTGTAACGTCTGATTGCTTTGCTAACTCTACCCATGCTCCTGCATGAGCATAATAGGCTTGCCCTGTGGCGTGTACGTGAGCAAACATTCCATGATACGTAGTAGCAGAAGGAAGATCGCTAGTCTGGGCATACATATTAGAGAATAAAATCTTACCTGTGCTAGTAATAGTGTTTGCACCCATTGCCAAACCACCCGTCATAGTACCACCAGCCTTTGGTAAAGCTGCTGCTGCCGTTGCGGTAGTAGAGGTTAAGATACCATCACGTGTAGCTACGTCTACTCCATCTATTGTAGAGTTAGTTGCTAAGGCTCCTGTAAGAGTTCCACCAGATATTGGTAAAAACCCTGCACGTGGTATAGTAAGGCCAGCATTGCCGCTACCATCCTCAGGTGTTAAAGTGACTGAGCCATTAGCACTGTTTAATTTGATTGACATAATATTAGACCTTTAAAGTGATTTCTGCGTTTCGTAATAATGGACTTCAAGTACACTAGATAAAGGAACAGTAAGAACTACTCCATGATTAACTACAAAGTTTGAACCTGTGTTGTAATACGTATTATTGTCTAAAACCAGACTTGACGATATAGTTCTGTTAGTCCATGCAGCAGGTTCAACTACTGTTGTAGGAGACACTACTTGCCAAGTAGAACCATTGTAAACTTTAGTAGTATTGGCAACAGTATTGAAGTACAAATCACCTGTTGATAAGTTTGAATTAGGGTCGGCATTTAACGCCCCGTGGAATATTCCTTGGAATGTACTTAAAGAACTAGCTGCTGCTGTAGCTGACGTAGCTGCATTACCTGCGCTAGTGGACGCCTCAGATGCTTTAGTAGTTGCAGTGTCAGCTTTAGTAGTTGCAAGGTTTGCTTTAGTAGTGGCTGTGGCTGCTGACGTAGAAGCTTCACTAGCCTTAGTTGTTGCAGTAGAGGCAGATGTAGAACCTTCACTAGCTTTAGTTGTTGCTGTGGAAGCAGAAGATGCTGCTGCCGTAGCTGAGTTTGCTGATGCCGTAGCACTACTGGCTGCTGCACTAGCACTGTTGGCTGCTGCTGTCTGACTAGAAGATGCAGCAGAGGCTTTATTTGTAGCTATGGTTCCTTGTGCTACTGCTGTGTCTTTACTGGTAGCTGCTGCTGTAGCACTTAAGGCGCCTTGTGTAGCTGCGTTAGCTGCTGCTGTAGCTGAACCTGCTACTGTTGATTCACTGTTTGCCGCAGTAGTAGCACTATTAGCTGCTGCTGTAGCTGAATTAGCGGCATCTATTGCCTTTTGTGTTATTTCGTTAAGAGTGGAGTCTTGTGTCGAGTCACCTGACCCTCCTATACCACGATATATTGCCATATTTGCACCACTTTAAGAATTTTAATAAATAAAAAGGGAACCGCAGTTCCCCTTTAGTGTTACTTATAGTAGTTAACCATTCACTGCTAACATGAATCCTGTCTCAGGACGTAGTACCTGAGTACCATATAAGCGGTCAGCAGTATACAAGGTTCCTAAGAACTCTTGCTTGTACTGTGTCTGTGAACGTACACCTTGTTGCTCTGCAAGTACCATAGTATCCTTATGGCCCATTAGTGCGCCACGGATAATACCACCAGCAGTTGCTCCGTTTTGAGCCGCAGTCTCAAGAGTAGGACAGTTAGTAGACACATAAATGTCAATACCATACAACTCACCGATCTTACCATTAACAACGCCTTGACCATTAACAAAGTCAGAGCTAACGTAGCGATCAATACCCATGATGCTGTTACGTAGTGCAGGTGGAATAACTAAGAAGCGTCCGTCCATAGGTGCGTCTGCATCATCCAACTTCTGTACCATGTCACGTAGGAAGCTATCAGCAAATACGTCAGCAGGAATAATCGTGTCTGCTGCATATGCTGTAGTGCCAGAAGTAGCATCATTGTAGAATGTAGCACTGGTGATAAAGTTAGAACCATCACCATCACCAAAAGACTTACCAAGGGTAAATAGATCATCATCAACCTGCTTACCTAGGGCGTAGCCAG